CTGATGAAAGTAAACAATTCTATGCTATGGATGCCTCATTATCTAGCCAAGCAAATATACTTTTGAATAAATTGTTTAGAGGGTTTGAGGATCAATTTAAAAACCAGGGGCAACGGTATGCTGAAAGAATGGTTAACGATGTAGATAAGGTTAGTGTTTCAACCTTGCATAGCAGCCTGCAAAAGTTATCCGGTGGATTGTCGATTAAAACCGACTTTCTAACCGGTGATTTAAAGGAGATATTGAAAGCAACCATTTATGAAAATGTTGGTCTCATTGTGACGATACCGCAAACCTATCTTGGCCAGGTGCGCGGGATTGTTATGCGCAGCATAATAGAACCTGCAAATGAGGGGTTAGCTGGTGTTATCAAAGACCTTGACAAATTATTAGATATGAGGTCAAGGCAGATCAAAAACAAGGCAAAGAACCTTGCTCTTGATCAAGTTAGAAAAACGTATAACAATCTAAATAAGGGACGTATGGAGAAATACGGACTTACCAAATTTGAATGGGTCCATAGTGGTGGGGGGCAGGAACCAAGAGAGCTTCACAGGGATGTTCTAAATGGCCAAATATTTAGCTTTGATGATCTGCCAATCATTGAAGCAAAGACCGGTGAGCGAGGCATACCAGGGCAAGCAATCAATTGCCGGTGTACAATGTTTCCGGTAATTGAATTTGATAATGGTGTACCTGAATGATTGCAGAAGAAAAGCGTAGTTATTGGTCTAGAAATAGTGATGGTGTTTTAGAATGTTCTTGTGGCGCTTCTGGATTTATAGAAAAAGTACTTGATGCTAATGATTATCCTGTGAATTCTATGGATATAGAGATAAAAGGTAAATTGTATTACAAAGTTAGTAATAAGTGCGTCGGATGCAAAAATGAAATAACATCATACAAAGAGTACTTATAATGATTACAGAAGAAGAATCAAAAAATAAGATGTGCCCTTTTACATCAAAAGACTGTATTGCATCTGGATGCATGGCTTGGAAAGTAGTTTTTAAAGATGTAAATAGAAATGAACCTGAAAAGTCTACAAAACTTGAGAAAACATCTTCAGGATATTGCACAAAATTAATATAGGTGAATCATGGCCAAAGCAATCATAGACAGCAATGGATTTATAGAAATCAAAGATAATAAGCTTTCTAAGCCCGGTGTTTTTGATTATCTTGGCTCTGAAATTGGCGCGCCAGAACCAAACAAAATATACCATGTATTAAGGCCAAAAGAAGAGCTACAAGACCAGGCTTGCATAGATTCATTTAAGTTACAGCCTTGGATTATCCGGCATAAAATGCTTGGCAAGGAATACAACTCACGAGCAGAAGACAAAGGGATACACGGCGTTATAGGTGAGAGCGTTTACTATGATAAAGCCGACAATTGGCTAAAGGGCAATATAAAAATATTCTCTGAAACGCTAGAAACAGAAATTGAAAACGGCGTTGATGAGCTATCGCTTGGTTTCAAGTGCGTATACGAATTTGGGAAGACTGGAACATACCAGGGAAAGCATTATAATGTAGTGCAGCGCAAGATTCGCGGAAATCATTTGGCTTCTGTTGAAGAAAGTCGAATGGATGTTGCTGTCATGGATTGCGCTATGGATTCTATGACAGTGAAAATAAACTCAACAGGAGCAAACAAAATGGCTAAAAAGTCACAAGATAAAGAAAAAAATACAGTGATTAAAGGGACCGGTGAGGATGGGACGGTGACTCTCGAAGATATCGCCTCGGCACTATCTCCTATAATTTCTACCGTTGAAACCATGCAAGAATCAATGGCTACCATGGATTCTAAAATTACCGCGATGGATAAGGGTGATTACAACGACAAAAATATGGACAAAGGGAATTACAAAGACAAAAAAATGGACAAAGGAAAAGACAATATCAAGGAAGGTTACGACAAGGACGACGACGACAAGGACAAAGACAAGAAAGACAAAGACATGTACAAAGAAAAAAAAGGTGGTGGCATGGACCAAGCAGAGTTAATTAAACAAGCAGTTTCAGAAGCCGTAAAACCATTAACTGATGAAATCGCCACTCTTACGAAAAAACAGGATGGTATGGATTCAGGCGTTTTATTGAGGGAAATTGGCAAGCGCGATGACTTGGCCGCACAACTAAGTTACCACGTGGGCACTTTTGACCATGCGAGCAAAACACTTGCACAGGTCGCGGCCTATGGTGCTGATAAGCTTGGTGTACCCTGCGAAAAAGGAACGGAAGTGGCAGCAATGACTGCCTATTTGCATAATCGTCCTAGATTAAACAACCAGGCACTATACGCGACAAAAACAAACGCTACCGGTGAAGATGGTAAAACGGCGGCAGATCCAGTTGATGGCTATCTAGAGGGAGAAAAATAATGGTTGCTACATTTCAAAGCACAGTAAGAATCGATCAAACAACCGGTATTGTTGGCGACATAATCCGCCAGGGCCCAATGCGTGCCCAGCCGGCTATATTGAATTCTACGCTTCCAGCTAATAACGTTATTGGCAGAGCTTTTAACTATCTCAATTCAGTTAGTGACCTCGATGTCACGGCGGATGTAGCAGGTCTATTCGCGGGTATTCTTGTTAATTCGAAAGTCTATGCGACTAGCGGTGATGGCGTTGGAGCATTAAACCCAACTTTAGTTTTACCAAACGAAACACAAGTTGAACTGTTAACAATGGGAATTATTATTGTTGACCTTTCACTGGCTTCAACTTCAAACCCAAGTACTATTATTGGCTCTGATATTTGGGCACAGGATTCAACAGGGATACTAGTTGGTGTTGCTTCAGGTCTCGCAGGTCCAGCTAGTTACACTCAAGTTCCGAATACCGTTATTTCACTAAGGAACGTTGATCTTATTCCAGGCTTGGCCATTATCACGCTCACTAATTAATAGAGGACTCGATCATGAGAGTACCAGAAAAATCGTATGTTTCAGGGCGCAACGTTCGCGCCATGACATTCAAGACACCAGCAGAAAAGGCAGCAATATGTAGAGCTTATCTATCATTAGATAAAATTGGTATTTCACTCGATGAAAGAACAGTTCACGCGATGGCAGAGGCGGCCGGTGAGTTTCTAGGTTACGGTATGGATGCAGATTTGACCGCACCATTGACACAAGCCAGCATAACCACGCCTATTCAGTTTTTACAGGCTTGGCTACCTGGTTTCGTTAACATCGTTACAGCAGCACGTCGCATTGATACGCTAGTTGGTATCGTTACCCAAGGAACTTGGGAAGATGAACAAATCGTGCAGGGCGTTCTAGAAAGGACAGGCAACGCTATTCCCTATACTGATTTTGGCAACATTCCGCTTTCAAGCTGGAACGTTAACTATGTAACGCGAACCATTGTTCGTTTTGAAGAAGGAATGAGCGTAGGACGTTTAGAAGAAAGGCGAGCGGCCGCTATTCGTGTTAACTCAGCCTCAGCCAAACGAGAAGCAGCAGCATTAGCGCTAGAAATTGAGCGCAACAGAGTTGGATTCAATGGATTCAACAATGGGGAAAATCAGACTTTTGGTATTTTGAATGATCCTGGTTTGCCTGCTTATGTGACTGTTACTGGTGGCGTTTGGTCAGCAAAAGATTATTTAGGTATTGTTGCTGATCTTAGAATTGCTTTTCAAACTTTAAGAACACAAAGCCAAGATTTAATAGATCCACAAAAGGACAATTTAACCTTAGCCGTTTCTACTAATGCTGTTGATTTTTTAACTGTTGTTTCTACATTCGGCAATAGTGTTTATGATTGGCTTAGAGAAAATTATCCTAATGTTAGAGTTGAATCAGCGCCAGAATATAATTTTGCAAATGGAGGTGAAAATATATTCTATGTATACGCTGATGATGTTTCTAATTCTGGAAGTGATGACGGTAGAACATTTATTCAAGTAGTACCAAATAGATTCTTAACGCTTGGCGTTGATCAAAAAGCAAAAAGCTATGAAGAAGATTACAGCAACGCAACGGCTGGGATAATGTTGAAACGTCCTTATGCAGTTGTTCGATTCACTGGAATATAGGTTTAAATATGTCTCAATCAGAATTAAAAACAGATAGCAAAGGACCAAATTACATTTATTCAACGTTATCAAGTGATCAACGATATACTAGGTGGGGTAAAGCTCCAAAAGGAGGGTTACCCACTAGCGAAGCATTCGTTTTTATTTCAGGAAAAGCAAATATAGCAACTAAGAATTTTGTAACACCAAAAGGAGTTTTAACAATTGTTAACGATGAGCAAATGAAAATTCTTGTTGAAAACAATTCATTTAAAACTCACAAAGAAAATGGATTTATAACAGTAGAGAGGAAAAAAGCAGAAAGTGTTGACGAAGTGGCGGCCGATATGACTAAAAAAGATTTGTCGGCGCAATTGGTTAATGAAGACTTTAAAAAACCACCAAAAACTAGCGCACCACCGGTATAAAACTATGGCCAATATCACTTTTGACGTAACACTTTTTAGAACGCAGTTTCCACAGTTCGCGGATGAAACAGCATTTCCAGATTCAACACTGCAATCATTTTTTGATGTGGCAACCTGCTATGTGAGTGATTGTGATAGCGGCCGGTTGAATGGTGATTGCCGGTTGCGCGCCTTAAATTTGATGACAGCGCACCTGGTTGTCATTTCTGATTTGGCAGCGGCCGGCAAAACTCCTAAGTTTGTAACATCTTCTAAGGTGGGCAGTGTGTCGGTATCGACACAACCACCACCAAACACCAATCAATGGCAGTGGTGGCTCAATTTGACACCGTACGGCATGCAGTTGCTTGCCTTGCTGCAGGCTTCCAGTATTGGAGGTTTCTATATTGGTGGGTTGCCTGAAAAAGCAGCATTTAGAAAGGTGGGGGGTGTTTTTTAGTGGCAAGAGTAGTCCGTAAAAAGGGCGATGTTGACTTGAACCAATTGAAGGTTGATATGGCTGAAATTGGCAGTAAAGAGCTGCGCGTGGGCTGGTTTGAATCCGCGAAGTATGATGAAGGAACGCCGGTGGCCTATGTTGCATCTATCCAAGAATTTGGAACGGCTTCAGGTGGTATTCCACCGCGGCCGTTCATGCGTCCAACTATTGCAGAAAATAGGGGTGATTGGATAAAGAACTTTGACGAGGGAGTTACCAGAGTTCTAGCTGGCATTCTTACCATGGAGGACTTTCTTAACATCTTAGGGCTTCGAATAGCGGGCCAGGTGAGGAAATCAATATCAACAGTGCAGGAACCGCCATTAAGCCCTATCACGCTAGCATTGAGGAAACAGAAGCTAGCAGGGGCAAAGATTGGGGGGGCATTGGTAGGAGCAACGGCGGCAGCCATCGCAAAAGGGGAAACGGGACCGGGCGAGCTCGGCGATTCATCCGGCATTAATACGAAACCATTGGTATTTGATGGCTTTATGATGCAATCGGTCACTCATGAGGTAAGCGACTAATGGCGATACCAGGCTCCAATATTTTAGAAGATGCACTAACGGTCATTGATTCTGTAGAAATACAGTTTTTTGAAAACACGGCAAGGAGTAAAAATTCTATTGGTCTGTATGATTCAACCTATGCAGCGGCTATACCCGTTCAAGCCGGTGTGCAAGCAGTAAAGAGAAATCAATACAGAAATCTAGGCTTAGACTTCAACAAGCATTACATAATGCTATGGTCTTCTCATGACTTCAAAGATTTGGCACGTGATAGGGGGGCTGATCAAATAGAATTTAATAGCAAGCGTTATGAGTTGATGAATGAGGATGATTGGACAGCATTGGACCAATGGAACAGTGCACTAGCCGTTGAGATAGCAAACTTATGAATGATAATGATATTTTGGCAATTATTATTGGCATTTTAGAAGCTGGATTTGTTGCGATGTCATTGCCGAGTGTTGTGGTAGCCCAAAACTATCAACCAACACCGCAAGGCATAGAGAATGCACCAACCATTTACATTCATAAATTATCAGCAGGTCGTTATGGTTACCCAGGCCAAAAATCAGTTTTCAACGCTGGTGATGGCGATTTTGACACAACAGATAGTATATGGAGGCTTCCCAGCTTCCAAATAAGTGGCCTATCTGTCCAAGATCCCTCAGATATAGCCAGCTTAACAGCTTCTGATATCGTGGAAACAGCAGCCGACATATTGCAGTTTCCTGCAACTAGGCAAACACTTTTGGCCTCAGATATAGGAATTTTTAGAATACAAAATATTAGAGAAGTTTATTTTTCTGATGATAGAGATAGATTTGAACAAGAACCAAGTTTTGATTTTGAATTATCATACTTGAAAACTTTTACGTCGAAAACTCAGCGAGTCACTGCCCAACGAGCAGAGATAAGCAGAGTCTAACTATAGGAGTCGAACGAATGTCTATTGCATTCACAAGATACGTTGATATCACTAGCGGGCTAGGCGCAGGTTCGGCGGCTGCTCGACGTGATTTAATTGGTAGGTTTTTTACCACCAGCATAGAACAACCAACAGAAACATTCAGTGAATTTACTTCTTTATCTAGTGTTGGTGATAAATTTGGAACAAGCTCACCAGAATTTTTTAGAGCACAGTTTTATTTTGGCTTTGTTTCCAAATCAATCACTAGTCCTAATAGAATTAGTTTTGCCCGGTGGGCTGATGTTGCAACGGCTCCAACTGTTTTAGGTGGTCCCATCACTGCTACAGTGGCGGAATTTGCAGCAGTCACAACCGGTTCATTAACTATTACTTTTGGGAGTACAGTGCAGGTTGTTTCTCCGATAGATT